ATTGAAAACGAACGTCCCGCTGGAGGTGGTGTAGAGATGCACGCCACCGCGACCGCCCTGTATGTCACCCGCCTGGAATATCGTTGACACTTGGCCGAACCCCGCCCCAGTTCGACGCATCCAAAACTCGACAGTCCAATCAGAAGCCCAGTTGAACGACAAGGTTCCCGCGGCATACGCCCCGCTGCCATTAAAAAAAGCGGAGGATGATGATCCGAACATTGATTGCGCGGAACTAATCTGCGAGGGGCCGCGCAGGCTTACGCCGCCTCCCACCACCGCTGGCGATTGCATCGCGGCCGGGTAAACTTCGAACGCCCGATTACCGCTTCCTGACTTGGAAAAAGTGCCCCCGGCTGCAATCGCTTCGATCGATCCGTCCCACCACTTGACGGCATACAATCCGGTATCTGAGTAGACGTTCCCGTAGACTGCTGCCTTTGATGTCACGCACCATAGCCGTGCGTATCCCTGCGTCGAGAAGGTAGGCGTCGCTGCTGCTACGGCCCGCGGCTTTAGAAGCATCGGCAGCATTAGCCGACCCTCCACCGCGAATCGGTGGCATCGTAGTAGACAACTGCGCTTCCGCCGGCCGCGATCACAACGTCAGCGTTGCCAACGCACAGGATTCTGTTTGCAGCCGTGGATGCTGCGTCAGAGTGTTTCAGCGTGATGGCGAACGATCCCACGTTGGAAAGCATCCGGGCATCGCCGCCGCTCGTGGCAGCGAAGCCCGTGATGTTGACGGCAGCGCTAGACGATATTCGGACAATGCCGCCGGTTCCTAGCGACAGGTTGTTTTGCGCTGCCGTGAACTGCGTCAGCGTTGAAGGGGAGTTGCCCACGTCTGTATGAGAAATCGTTACCGCGCCTGTTCGGCCAGCCACGCTAGCCACGTTTGCCGAGACGGTTCCGGATGAAACCGACAACCCGCCTCCGACTATCACGCCCCCGAGCGTCGAGGTTGTCGCGGCCGGCAGCGTGTACGTCGAGATCGTAGCCCATGTCTGATCGCCGCGGAGGAATGTCGATTCCGATGCCGTGCCGCTGGCGAGCCTAGCCGTCGCGATCGTGCCGCTGGAAATCCCAGACGCCGCAATAGATATCGCCGTAGAGCCGGCCGCCGTCAACCGGCCGTCGGCCCCTACGGTAAACGTCGCAACGCTGGACGCCGACCCGTAGGCCGCGGACGTTACGGTTGTAGTAGGAAGGCGCGCCGCGGCAAGCGTTCCGGTAGTTATGTCGGCTGCCGATCCGGTAGTAGCGATTGACGCAAGCCCGGTTACATTGCCTGCCGCAACATTACCCGTCCACGCGGTTGTTTGCTCAGTGTAATCCGGAAACGTAAGGGGCGAAACATCATAGCCGCCAACAAGGTTTACTTGTCTACTAGTCAATGTCGCATTTTGTGCCGCTGCAACCAGTACCCCGGATGTTGAAGTCATCACCATTCGACCGCTGGCCGTTCCGATCGCGCCGGCGCTCGTTATGTTTCCGTGGGAGTGGCTCGTCGCAGCCTTCCCGTCTAGCGCGGTTTGTAGCCCGGTCACCTGCGAGACTGCTAGCGTTACGGAATCTTCTCCACCGCTGGCGTGGCTGGCCGCGTGGGCGCTAGGCGCGAACGTGGAAGGCTTGTTGCTGATCGTCGCCCAATCGCCGGCGCTGATTTCCGCGTAGGCCGAACCGCCCCATCGGTACGCCTTGCCGGTATCTAGGGCAACGTATATTTTCCCCGCGGCCCCCGTCGCCGGGAAAGCGGCGAGGTTCGCGGCCTCGACAACCTCCGCGGGGCTGGCGGAAACCTCAACATACGCCGAACCGCTCCAACGGTAGAGCGTGTTTGTCGCCGTCACAACGTACAGCGTTCCCGTCGCGCCGGTGGCCGGCAGCGCCGCGAACGTGGCGGCCTCGACAAGCCCGCCAGAGGAAGTAAGCGAATAAAACGGCATCGGCTCCCCCGGCTAGATTGCGGTTACAGTTGCGTCTATGCCAACTCGCGTAGCGTGTACGCGGATTGTGGAGCGGAAAGCATCCCCATATCGGTACAGCGGAACCCCGCGCGGGCTTGATACCTCGAAAACGTTTGCGACCCCGCCAATCATTTCTAGGATTTTGTCACCGCGAAGCGGCTCCGCGTGGGGGAAATCCCCAGCGCTAAAAATGAAATCGCGGCTCTGCCATTGCTCTAGCACCCCATTCGAATCTGCGCTTTCGAACATGGATTGCCCCGCGGTCGCTAGCACCGTGGCCGATGCCGCCCCGCGGCGATAGATCACGCGACTAGACGCGCTCGCGCGCAACTGGCCGGCTAACCACGCGGCCCCTGTTCGTAGTGCATCCATCGCGGCCACGCTCCACAAATGAAATGCCCCGCCGCCGCGCGCTGCGGTTTGCGCGCGGGCGGCGGGGGCTAGCGGCCGGGGATCGTCAACCGCGATTCAGATCAACCCAAACCGTCGCATCGCCACTAACGGCAGCGGTGGCAACCTTGCCGGCGCGCTTGCCGCCGGCGCTGGTTGCCGTGATGTTGCTGTTCGTCGTGTTCCAGTAAACGACGGCGCCGAGCGCGAGCGCTTCGGCGGCCTTCGGGAACGTAAACACGCCTTCAACGTTGACGGCGCCGAGCGCGTTGGCGGCGATCGGCCGCGAAGCCACGGCGATGCCGTCAGTCAAAACCACAACGTCGCCAGCGGCAACGGCGGAACTGGGGGTGTACGGCCAAGTGCCGGGTTCCTGCTTGAAAGAAGCCATTTTGAGCCTTTCGAAAAACTAGGGTTTGTGGATCGTCATGCCGGCCGGCGGCATCGTCTGCCGCCGACCGGCTACGGTTTACGCGGCTAAGGTCAAGCGGTCGCCATGCGGTAGGCCGCGAGGCTTTCGCCCTTGGCACAACCGAAATCCATGTAACCGCGAAGGATCACGCCGAGCGTATCCGGGGCGGCTTCGACCTGTTCAATCGTTGGGGTCTGCTGGCCGTTGAGGAATACAACGTCCATCGCGGCCAGATCGGCAGCATCCGAACACAGCCACCACGTTGACGCACTCGACAGATACGCGGACGAAACCACGCGATACCGGCCGGCGAGAACATTCGCGTTCCCCTGCGCCGTCGTGTTGCCGCTGATGAGGAGCGACGAACCCATAAGTTCGGCAGCAGTCAGTTCCAACTCTGGCGGAACAAGCAACACGCTAGGAGAGATGCCGAGCGGGTTGCCATCGGGATCGGTCAACTTCCGATAGGCCGTGGCGGCAGTCTTAAGCGAAGCCAGAGTCAGCGCGTTACCAGCGGCGGCGGTAGCCTTGGAGTAGTAGGTAGCGTTATTGCTCTGGAACTCCTGCCAAATCTGCTCCGCCAGACTAAGGGCAGCCCCGCGTCCAATGCGCTGCGGCAGCGCGGTCAGCGCGTTCAAATCGTCGTTGACCATATCCTGCCGCGTCAGGCTGGAAGTGATGCCGTAGGTATCGGCGTTAACGCTTCGCTTCGAATCGCTAGCGTCAGCCGATTGCATCTGCCCGCCATTGCCGACCTTGGCAAACTTAAACGAACCATTCAGCCGGTAAAGGCTGACGCTCTTGAAATCGTTGACGCTACGGATAGCGGCAATCTGATCCCAAGTTCGCTCTACCGCGTTAAATCCCGAAAGAAGGAACTTATTTGCGACGTTCGAAAGGATATCGCTAATCGCGTGAGTGGCGAACGCGGCGCGAATCACCATTGGCAGATTCGTGGCGGAAATCCGCGACGAACCGTTATAGCCGTTGGCGCGGGCCGCCTCCACGAAAACCTCACCGAGCGAGACGTTTCGCTGCTGCTTTGCGGCAGCCTCAACCGTGCGCTCGTCAAAAAACTTTTCCGGCTTCGACAAACCGCCTTGCATACACAGCGCGGCTTCGATCACCTTGCCGCCGGTCGCCGGCTCCGCAACGTGAATGGCGGGCGCGCGAGAATCTCGCGTAGCAATCAACTTTTCCATCGTGTCGATTTTCTTGTTGAGGGTTTCGATAGTCGCGAGAAGTTCCGGCGACTGCGATTCCGCGACAACCGCGGGAGCGCTGGCGGGGGCTTCCACGGCGACGGTCGCCGGGGCTTCCACGGCGGCCGTGATGGCTTCCGCGGGCTGTTCGTTGGCGTCGTGCGCCATAGTGGTTTCCTCCGCGGCATCTGCCGCGATTTGGACGGTGGTTGCGTCATCCGCCCCAAGGGTTACGAAAGAAACCTCGCGCAACGTCGAGGCTTTTACGATTCGAATCGGGCCGTTGAATGGCTGGCCGTTGACCATCACGGTTTGATCCGCGGGAATGCGTTCGTGCCGGCCAACGTCAGCGCCCACGCTGGCCTGCCACTGGAAACCCCTATCGGCCAGTTCCACAACGCGCGAGGCGCCGTCGTTACTGGCAAGGATTTCGGCATCCACGATCAACTCGCCGGCCTCGACGCGGACGCTGGTGGTCTGCCCCAAGATGGAACCAAGCCCGTAATCGTGGCCCATGACGATCGGGATTTTCTGCCGCAGTTTCATTCCGGCCAGATCGATAACGATCGGCTCGCGCGACCATCCTTGCCGGATGGCTGCGCCCGTGTAGGCGCGGATCGAAAACTTCCGCGGCCCCGGCGCCGCGGCCTCGCCCGCGTCAGCGGCGGCGGCCACGAAATCTACGGGCTGTTCGAAAATGATTTTGGTTTTCATAGTGCTTTGCCTAGCGTGGGAACTGTGTCGGTTTCGACCTCATCGTAGAAATCGAAATCGACAAAAATCACGGCGCGGCATCCTCCGGGGCGGGCTGCGGTTGCTGCGGCTGCTGGATGATTTCCGGCAATCCCAGTTCGCGCGCTAACGTCACTTCCGCGGCCCGCTGCCGCAGTTCCGTTTCCCAGTTTTTGCCGGCCTTCGCGTATTCCGCGGAAAGCGTTGTGGTATTCGTCCGCAATCGCGTTTCGATTGCGTTCGCTTCCTTCGCGGGGTCAACGTGCTCGCGACCATCCCATACCCAACTCCACCGCCATTCGGCCACGGGCGGCAGCCCTGCCGGGATATAGCCGGCGAGTAGCGCCGCCTCATCTGCCCATTCGTAGAACAGACGATCCAACATTACGCGCTCTATCTCGTCTCGCGCCACGCGCTGCGTTGCGTGATAGATGCCGGCATCCATGCGGCCGGAAGCGTAGTTGTAGGAACTGGAATCAAGCGCCGAAATGTTGTACGGCAGATTCAGCGCCCTCCCGATTTCCGAAACGATTTCGCGCTTGAACTGCGAATAGGTAGACGTTGGCTGTTCCGCTTTCAGTTGCGAAACGTTCCAGCCTTCGGGCAGAGTTGTAAGCGTGCGCTTCTCAATCTCTACGGCTTGGAATGCGTCAACCTCATCGACCTCTGCGGCCGGTGAGTTGCTATGGATGAACGCGGCCATATCGGCCGCGATTTCCGCGGCGGCAATCGTGGCTTCAGTATAGCGGCGCATGTTCGCGAACAGCCGCAGCGCCGGGGCAACTTCGGAAATGCCGCGATGTTGCTGCGGGCGCTGCGCGGTGAACCAATGGACGATCCGCGCCGCGTCGATGCGAGTGAAATCAAACGCGGAGGAATACCAGTTGGAGCCGGGATGGTTTTTGAGAACCAGATACGCGGCCACGTTGCCAACCGCATCAAACTCCATCCCGTCAACCACCGAA